CCGCCTTCGCTAGGAACTACGTATCCATCTGGGCCGGGGTATCCGAGGAGGAGGAGATCTTCATCCGGGGGGAATGGCCGGACAGGAATACCTACGGTGAGTGGGCGATATTCGGTGACCCCAAGTGGAGGTACGGTCCAGCATCAAAGAAACTCGGGTACGATGTGGAGCGTTATTGCGAACTGTTCCTGGAAATAGAAAAGGAACTCAGCATTAAGGTAACAGAAAGAATCGGGGACTCCCGTTTCTTCGCCAAGGAAAACGAGAACAATGTGGACCTCTTCACCAGCTTTTATGACTACGGCATGAGCTTCCTGCCAACTGATGGTTCACAGGAAAAGATTGGTAACACCGCCCTGGACGAGTGGTTCTACTATAACCCGGACTATGGCATCGATGAGGCCAATCGGCCCCGGTGCTACGTGCACGAGGACTGCGGGAACTTGATCGACAGCCTTTTGAACTACAATGCACAGGGTAAGTCCGATGAAGCACTGAAGGATTTCTTCGACGTAATTCGCTACTTGCGAATGTCAAATGCCGGGATGGGCCCGGACTACTTTGCCCAAAACGGTATGCGGGCGACTACTAACAAAAAAGGAGGGTACTAATGCCAAAACAAAGACTAGCATCAATAGCTGAAGAATACGAGGTCCCTTTCGAGGAGGCCATTAAAATCATAAAGGACAAGATCCCGAAGGAATTCGTGACTGGGTCCGGTAAGAACACGTGGATATCTGATGAGGGTCAAGCTATCATAAATGATGGTTTTTTCATCAACGAGATCATTCCGAATAACTTCATTGGCCATGTTCTGAAGGAGTGCCCGAATCCAAGGTATAACTTCGTTTACTCAAAGGAGATTGGTAAGCGTGTCCCTGTTATGATTCCTCGCCAACTGCGTGGTAAACTCGTTAATAAAGTAATATGTTTTGAGGGCATTCAAGATGGAACAGGAACATCCTATCGATACATTAAACGATGATCCGGACACATGGAGCCATAATTGGAATTATGAGCAATCGGATCGACTCATAGCTTTTGAGATACTTAAGCGTACAGTTCTGCACGAAACCAGGGTGCCGCTTTCAAGTGAGGACCTATATGATAAGATAGGGGTTTCAAGGACCTTTGTACAAAGATTAATAAAATCCATCCAAAATAGATTAAATGAACAGTGATTCTGCTTCTGAGGCTTTAACATACCTGTCGGACGAGCCCGATATCCGCACCCTTAATTACGCATACGACCAAACGGTTACCGAGCTGGAGGGTTATTTTGATCTCTGCCGGGATTCGTACGATGATCGACGGAACTGGTGGCCTGGCAAAAGCCGGGATCATCGCAAGCACGGAGCGGATGCTTTCCCCTGGGAAGGTGCTTCCGATATTGAGTGCCACATAATCGATGAAAGAATTACACGCCTTGTGTCATTGTTCATGGCTTCCCTGCGTCGTGCTAATGTACGTGCTTTCCCGGTTGAAAGCAATGACATCGCCCGCAGCAAACTGGTATCGGGTTTCTTGAAATGGATGGTATCCTCCGGTTATATACCCCGCTTCTACCGTGAGATGGAGCTCGGTGCTAATTACCTTCTTGAGCGTGGAATTCTCATTAGCTACGTAGGGTGGCACCAGGAGGACCGCAGCTATAAGCAGGAGATTGACATCGAGCAGATTGCCCAACTATCTCCTGATATATACCGAGCAGTTCAATCCGGGGACCGGGACGAGGAGCTCATCATTTTAATGCAGAACACCTTTGATGGTGTATCTGAGAAACGTGCTAAAAAAGCACTCAAAGAACTACGCAAGGACGGAGTCACTAAACTGCCGATTGTTCGCCGGCAAATTAATGCACCAGAGGTCAAGACTCTAGCACCGGACGGGGATTTCTTTTTCCCTCCGTACGTAACGGATCCACAACGTGCACCCTATTGCTTTTGGAGGACTTACTACACACCACAGGAACTCCAGAATAAAGTTAATACCGACAACTGGGACGAGGGCTTCGTGGATCACATCATCTCTAAATTCCGTGGAGTTAATATCGATAGCATTGAGCGTGAGCAAGAAGGCCGGCGTTCCATCAGTTTAACTGACAATGCTTACGAAGCTGATGAGTTAATAGAGATTGTGTACGGGTACCAGCGACTGATTGATCCAGAGGACGGGTCCGAGGGTATTTACTGCACGGTATTCCACAAGAACTTCAATGGGGATAATGATATTCAGGGCTACGCAAAGTTCGAGTTGCTGAACGGCTACGAGGATTACCCAATCGTAGTAACACGTTTATCCGAGGACAGCAAGAGACTCTATGATTCCCAAACAATTCCATCGCTCCTGCGGGGTATCCAGAATCAGGTAAAGGTAGAGCGGGATTCAAGAATCGATAGAAATAGCCTAGCGACGTTACCTCCTATTCTGCACCCCGTAGGACAAGCACCTTCTGACTGGGGCCCTGGTCGAATGATTCCATACCGCCGCAAAGGGGATTTGGATTTTGCGCCGACTCCTCAGTACAATACTGGCTCACTGGAAATGGAGCAAACATTAACTGGCCTAGCGGATCGATTGGTTGGCTTGGATGAGAATTCAAGGATCAGCGCAATTCGCCAGCAATTCCTCGTGGATAAGTTCCTCAGCCATACAGCAGAGGTTCTTCGTATGGCGTTCCGTTGTTTTCAGCGGTTCGGTCCGGACGAAGTTTTCTTTAGGGTTACCGGTATTCCGGACCCACAGGTATTCAACAAGGGGAACCCGGACGAGAACTTTGATATCTTGATTAACTTCGATGTTCAGAATACTGATCCCGAGACAGTTAAAAATAAGCTCCAGCAATTCAGCCAACTCATTCCGTTGAATGTAAATAACCGAATGAACATGGACGGGTTCCTGGACATTGCTGCTCAGGAGATTGACCCAATTATGGCGGATGCAATTCTTCAGCCAGTGGAAACTGCACAACAGCAAGTAATCAAGGATGTCACTGATGACCTATCCAAGATCTTTGCTGGTATCGAAATGCCGGCACGACCTGCCGGAGCTCAGATTGCTATGCAAATCATCCAGCAGTACAGCCAGCAACCGGACATAGCAGAACGTGCCCAGAATGACGAGCTCTTTGCTTCACGCCTACAGAAGTACGCTGGTCAGTACATCTTCCAAATGCAACAAGTCCAGAATGCTGAGATTGGTCGCATAGGTACAGCCCCTGCACAGATGGGTAATATCCAGACCCAGGAGATGTAATGGCGGATAATATATCAGTTTCTGGTCAAAGCCAGAAAAGGTCCAAAGAGATGCAGAACGCAATCAACAAGATTGATGTAGTATCAGTCCTGGACTCAATGCAAATTGACCCAGCCCTGAAATCCATTATGCTTGGAAACATTGAGGTGGAGACTGGAGGGACATTTGATATTGATGAAGTGGAGGGATTAAAGCCGGGAACAAAAAGGGATCCAGGTATTGGTCTATTTCAAAAGACGGGAGAAACTCTCAAGAACTATCGGGATTACTTAAAGCGAACTAATAAACCCCACAGTATTGCCTCCGAGTTTGAGTACTACACTGACTCCATTAAGGATCCGAACTCACCGTCCGGTCTTTACCTTGGTCCCGGTTATATGGAGGATTATCAGAATATGCTCAGTGGTAAGAAGAGTGGAACCAGAAAGCATAAGGGTTCAGGTATTATAAAAGAATACGAACCAACCTTCGAGGATATTCACGAGCACTTTGTAAACTTCATGATGAATCCAGAAGAAGAGGCACGTAAGAAAACTATAAACCAGAGATACGAAGCATCCGTGGATGCTTATAACCGTTTCTTTGCACCAAGGGGTAAATAATTATGAATATACAGGACGACATTAAAGCACTGCATAACCACGAGCACTTCGCTCGATTTGTTCGGTTGATTCAACAGCTACGTGAAGAAGCTATATCGGAATTGCACGAGGCACCGGTTGAACTCATGCAGCAAATATCCGGTCGCATTATTACATATGACCAGGTTCTGCAAATGGCTGATTGGCCCTTATTGCAGTCCCGATTCCAGGATCG